TGCGTCTGCGCTCTGCCTTGGCGGCATCGGCTTCCATCTGCTTGGCCCTGGCCGTGATGCGCATCCAGACGTCCATTTTGTTGGACTGAAAGAAGAGCATCTTGACCTGCTCTTCAAATTCCCTTGCCTGCTCCAGAGCAAGTTCCAGTTCCAGCGCCTTGCCAAGCGCAGAGCCTTTGAAGCCGCCAGTCTTGGCCTTTTCGACGACCTCGATGGCCTGCGCCTTGGCGTCAAAGTACTGCCCAAGCACCGGTCCCAAAGACTGGACATCCTGAACGGTCTTGACAGCCTTTTTGACGAGGTTTACCGCTGAAGATACCGCAGCAAGGGCGGTGATTGGGTCAATCACTTTGTCATCCAGATCGCCGCAAAAATTGTTCCTGCCATCGACACCAGCATGATGCCAGCGGTCTTGATCATGATGCCCTCAATGCGCTTGAGCCGCGCATTGATCTGATCGTAGCGAATGGCGCAGACCTCCTCATGCGTGGTCAGTCGTGCGTCTGTTGCGTCAATGGTGCTCATTACAACCCCTGGCCTGGCGTGATGTAGACCGTGGCTGCTGCGCTGGACAGGCCGCTGAAGAACGTGGTCTGGTTGAAGCGAAGAATCTCCACGGCACCGGCCACCAGCACGATGGCTGCCGATGGCGTTCCAGCCACAGGAGCCACTGCATTGGCCGTGGCCTCTGCAGCAGTGCTGCCTGTGCCCAAAAACACCGTGGTGTTGCCTGCATTGATGAATCGAAACTGGCCTGCGTTCTGCGGTTCAAACTTCTCATAAACAGGCGCTTGGATGCCAGTAGGAGCTGATGCAGCGGCTGCCACGACAACGGTGTTGCCAAGTGGTGCGAATGCGATTTGTGAATTGCCAGCCATGTCAGACTCCTTGTGCGGCTTTGTACGCTGCGATTACGTCAGCAGTGTGCGTGGCAGCGCAGATGGCTTTCACACGTGCATCTTCTTGGCTGTAGTCGTCGCCAGGCGCGACAACGTGGCGGTGGAAGTTGCCACTGATCTGGGTGCCGTCTTCCATGATGGCGGTTTGTGTTCGCACTTGAACACAACCGTTTGCGATGACTTCAATGAGGTCAACGGAGGTAACTTTTTCGAGAGCCATGATATTTTCCTTGTTTCCAGCCTGACGATCCTGTCAGGCATTAAGGTTTCCAGTGTTCCGCACTGGCACGGTTTTTAGACTGCTGTTCCGTCTGTGTCGTTCACCGGCAATGAGCCATTGCTGCGCAAAACGATAGAGCCATCAAACCACACATAGCGACCCACGCCAACTTGCGGGCCTGGAATGAGGATGGGGTTTAACCAGCCGCCAGCGGTTGTCTTTGCTGTGCCGATGCTAGCACCAGATTCAAAGCTGCCAACATACAGCCATGCCTGATTGTCAGATTTAACGGCGTAGCCAAAACTTCCAATTGCCCAAGCCGTTGTTGAGTAGGCCAGTGCTGCCGCACCGTCATTGTCGTACAGATAAACGTAATATCTTGTGTTGGCTGCAACAGCAGATATATTTAACACAATTCCGCTATTTGTAAGTTGGTGTGCAACCCATTCGCCATTGGTTGACGCAACCCCTACCCCACTTCCATTGGCTGGGCCAGCCAACCGCAACGGCACAGTGTTGCCAAACGGGATTTGCGGATTTGGCTTAAACACCACCTCGGATGCGCTGGCAACTTGCAACACACCGCAGTTTTCAACATGGTCAAATTGCCACCCATTAAATCGGATTTGACCAGCGTAATCAAAGTTTTCCCAGTTGACGTTTCGTACTCGGCAAGTGTTAAAGTAGACGTTTGGGCCGGACAGTTTGAATGCTGTGCAAGGGTTGTTGCCGGATGTGGCGCGGATGGTCACGCCATCAATGTCAATCTGGTTGATGGTGAAAGAGCCACCAATAAACTCACATTGCTCTGTTGCGGTGTAATCGTTGTTGTTGTAAAACTGAAGATTACGGCCTTTGAATACGTTTACACCCGTAACGTACAGGCCACGCTTCTTGCAGTTTTCAAACGTGGTGTTTCGCAAGTCAACTGTTTGGCCTAAACCAGATTCGCCTTTGATGAACAGCCCGACGTTTTCAACACCATTAGCAAAAGCGCACTGCTCCATCGTCATAACCTGGCCTTTCCAGATCATGCCGCCAGATGGCGGTGGTGTGCTGGCGCTGGCTGTCCCGCAAGTTTGAAAAAACACCTCGCGCAGATAAGTATAAGAACCTTCGTTGCGTCCCGCCGTACCGTCAGCCTTGATACCCCAACGAGCGCATGTATCAATCCAGCACTGCGTAACGCTAATCATGTTCCAGCCGTCATCAACAAACAGCCCGTTTGCCATTTCAATGCCATCCAGGGTCATACCCTTGATGTACAAATGGTCGATTTTGACCTCGTATGCGTTAATCACACGGATGCCAGTCGCGCCTGCGGTTGCTGCTGTGTTGATGATTGCAAACTCGGCCAACACTGCGCCCATTGAGGCGGTGTAAGAGCCGCCGTGTGTTCCGCTATCAATGTCAATTAATGGCTTGTTGGCAGCGCGGTGATCAAAGAAGGTCTTGGTCATACCGTCGCCGACAATTTTGATGCCGGGGCTGGTAAAACCAAAAGTGGCAGCCGTGTTGTACGACAGCGTGTCGCTGACCAAATAGGTTCCGGCTGGGACGTAAACAATACGACCTTGCGCCGCTGTAATAGCAGCTTGTAATGCAGCATAACTATCAACCGCGCCTGTGGGGTCAGCGCCATAATCAAGGGCGTTTACATACTGCCCTTCGATCATTGAATAGGTAACTTTGGTGAGTGCCATGTGTCACCTTTTAGACAAAGTATGTCATGGACGCACGAATCTGTGCGTTGGTGCCAATGGCTGTTGCGTTAGCATAGGTCTGGACGTTCATGTCCGTACCTGCTGCGTTCACTCGCGCTTGTAGTTGCGATCCTGTCAAGGCATTTTCACGACCTGTTCCATTGGCAATTGCAGGACCGTTTGTAAATGGTAATGGCACGTTAAGCGAACCTGCGCCGGTTCCAGCGTTTGTGATGGTGACTGAAAAATTCACAGTCACCATGCGGCCAACTTTGGTGTAGTTGCAAACCCCGAGTGTGAAGCTAGTGATCGTGCCAGAACTGGCAGTAATTGCTGGCGTGAATGTGCCTTCTTCGTAGTCATTGAGCAACTCACTGGTCATGCCAGCAGTAGATGGATCGGCAGAAAAGTCGATGCCTTTGCCTGCTGTTCCAATGACAAGGTTGCCATCAACGATGGTCTGATCGCCTGTGCGTGTTGATGGGAATCCAACTGTTTTTAACATTGCTTTCTCCTTAGAACAGGAATTCGATAACGGATGTGACCGGAGGCGCTTCGGAGAACGTCACATTTCCACTGGCCACTGTGTAGGTGTTCTGGTTTTGATAGACGCCATTAATGTAGATTGCAAATGGCGTAGATGAAACTGGGAAGATGAGCTGCGAGCCATCTCCAGTTGCATTGCTTGCCACCGAGCCAGAATCAAGATTCCCATTCAGCGAGCTGTAGACCAAGCTGCCTTTGCTGTCCTGCACTAGGATGCTGTAGTCGCTGCCAGCGTAAAAGCGTGCTGGCGTGCCTTGGTACACCGGATAGCCATTGAGCGTGCGGATCGGCTGCGGTGCTGCAATGGTCAGAGCCGAGTCCCAATAGACGCTGATCGGGTTGGTCTGTGGGTTCAGGTTGACCGTGCCAACCCAGATGTACCCGTTCTCCAACGGCAGGCCGTCAGCGCCAGCAAATGCTGGGTAAGGTGGATTGACTTCAATTGCGCTCATTGTTGTTGCTCCTGGGTGGATTGTCTATCAAGGCTGCACTGGTGGCAATGCATTGAGTGCTTCATTGATCTGTGCCCTGGTGCGGCCTTCTTTCCTCATCTTGACGATCTGGCGCAGACCTGTTGCCACTGGCAACGGAAGGCCTGTAAGCGCCCCTGTAGCCCCTGCCTCTGCAATGGCAGCCATGAGAGTGCCAGCAGTGCCTGAAGTGTTCACCAAAGTGCCAGGCGGCACCGTGGTGACGTAGCGAACCACATCGTCAATGTCTCGCACGATTTGGGCATTCTGCTTGCCCAGCATGACATCAAGACGCCCATTCGCATCAAGCGCCTTCACTGTCTGGTGAAGCTTGGCAGGAGAGATCAATGGCCGGTCCTGCGAGTCCATGCCCATGCCTTTGGTGGCCTCGTCTCGCAAATGGCGCACGGTGGCACCTTGCAGCTCTTTCCAAGCCTGCTGGCCGTCTTGGCCACTTGTGAGCAGAACGCGCTTGAGGAACGTGATCTCGTCAGGAGACGAGTTCAAGATGGACCTGCGGAAAACTTGGTCTGATGCAACCTGTGGGTCTTCCATGCCTTTGCGATTCTTGATGAGACGGGCAACGATGGCGCGGTTTTCGTACTTCCTAGCCTGCTCAATGCGCGTGGCCCTGGCCTTCTTGTACAGGTCACCACCCATGCCTTCGGTCTCTGTGTCAAAGACTCGGCGCAATGAGCCGCCATGAAACTGATCTGCACCCTCAAAGCCAGCACGCTGGAAGGTCTGGCGCAGGCTTTCTGCTTGTTTGAGTGTGACCGGCTGGGGTATCAGATTGCCGTTTTCGTCTTGGACTGCTGCACCGACTGCAATGGCCTTTGATCGCGCAGCCTTGAGAACAGGAGCCAGATCGCCCTCTGGGATGTTCTCATTGATGTATTCGACCACCGAATTGAGGGTGACGTTGTTCTCCAGCTCTCCGGCTTTCTCTGCCGCCTTGTAAGCCGCACGGGTCTTGTTTTTGGCTGCGGTCAGGCCTTCGGTCAGGGATTTGACGACAGCGCCTCCAGTGCTTGCCAAGTCCATGAGCTGGGCATCTGTCATGTCCACCAAGGTGTCAAAGTTCTGCAAAAGCTGCAGATTATTTTCTTCGGCACGCTGGCGCAGAGGTCCACCCAGATCGCTCTTGATCTGCTCCTTCTCAAAGGCCAGTTGCTGGGCATCCCTGGTGGCTGCGCCTTTGGTCAATGTGACCGGCACAGGTAGACCTTCTGCAGTCGCTGTGCGACGCAGAACCTCTGGAGTTGCTGCCGCACCAACAGACACGCGCCCAGGTGTCGGAGCAGGCGCAGAAGGTTCAATTCCAAGTGTTTCTTGCACGGCAGTGGTGACCGCCTGCACAGGCCTTGCCACAACTTGACCAGTTGCCCTGGCTGCCTGTTGCGCTGCAGTAACGCCACGCCGAGCTGTGGCCTGCACGATAGGCGCAGCCTGCCTGGTGGCCTGCACCAATTGACCAGGCGCAGCAACTACCGGCAAGACAGGAGGCAAGGCTGTTGCCAAGAATTGGCCGGCAGCTTGAACCCTTTCCTGGCCGGTCTCTGTGCGTGGCTGATATGTCAGAGCCTGGCCACCCGCTGCCGCTGCCTGCTCGACTGCACGCATAGCCTCCGGTGTGCCAAATTGACCAGACAGAATTTGCTCCGACAAGCCTTTCAATACTCCGCCAATCGTGCCGAGCGTGCCGCCAGTGGCCGCAGTGCTAAAAGTCAAAGCAGCCTCACCGGCTCCGACAAGTTGCTGGCCGATGGTTGGCTGTCTTGGTGGCGGTGCAATCTGAGCCTGTGTGGCGGCTGTGGTCTCTTGAGCCTTTGCGAACTGATATGCCTGGGCAACAGTGTCGAACTCAGGAGTGCCACGCTTATCAGCGTTTTTGACGATCCAGGCTGCATATTCTTGTGCGGTTGCCATTTATTTGCCTCCGCGAAGGATTGCATCGGCTTGAGACATGACACTTGCTGCCGTGGCCGCAGGTGCCGCTGCTGGTGGTGTTACAGGCGCTCTGTTGGTCGGTATTTGGCTAATCGCCTGTTGACGCCGTTCTTCTGCAATCTGTTCTGGTGAGCGATATTTTTGCGCCACATCGCCAACAATGCGCTGGGCAAAGTCGTTGAACGTTTCGCCAGCGTTTGCAGCGTAGTCACCAGCAATAAAGGTGCCTTTGGCACGGGTCAGCAGGCCGTTGTTCTGAGACAGCCAGTCGGTCTTGGCGTTGTTGATGGACGAGTCAATGTCCTGCATTTTGGCCATGCCGCGAAGGAAAGACGCGAGCGTTGCTGCATTGGCAGTCTCAGGAGGAATTCCCTTGAGAGCCAGCTCAATGTCTTTGTCGGTGGCCACGCCAGGCGGCAGTGATTTGATCGCAATCGTGTTGCGCACGCGGGTGTATTCGTTCCTGATCTGCGTCCACTCGTCTTGCCGACCAGTGGCCTTTGCAAGCCACTCGGTTGCTGACGTAAATGCGCCCTTGCCGCCTTGTGCAGCCTCAATTCGCTTGGCCAGTTCATTGAACTGGACCGCAGCCTGTTTGGAAGTGGACGCCAATGCAGCAGATTCATTGATCAGCTTTCTCGACTCTGCTGGGATTTCAGTCAGTCGAGATTTGATGCTGGACATTTTGTCTGCAACATCTGCCGCTGTTTTTTGAGCGTCAAGATTCAAACGAGCAGAGCGATCCCTTATCTGGTCACGAAGATTTTTGATATCCCAGTTGGTCTTATCCAGCCCTGCAATTTGAACACGCTCTGCGTACTTTGCATCGACAACGGCTTTTTGTGCCTGCGCCTTGGCAAGATCAGCATTTGCTTTTGCCGTCTCTGCCGCGTTTGCTGCTGTGGCCTGTGCTGTTTTTGCATCGGCAATGGCTTTGTCTGCATCGGCAACCAGCCTTCTAAGTGCTTCTGGTGCCTGAGCAGCGGCTCTGGCTTCACCGCCAACACTTGCCGCGGTCAATGCTTGTTGCTGTGCAGTTTGAGCTTGTCTTAGTTGTGCTTCTGCCTCAAGCCTAGAAGGCGTATCTTCAGCCTCTGCAACTTTCCTTTCTGCTTCAGCCACAGCAGCATCTGCCTTAGCAGTTGCTTCTTTAAGTGCTGCTGGTTGCAGAGCTGCTGCCCTTTCCTCTGCGCCTACACTTGCAGCAGTAAGTGCTCGCTGTTGTGCAGCTTGAGCAACCCTCAAATCTTGCTCTGCAACCAAGCGCGAAGGCGCGTCTTTTGCCTCTGCGACTTTTATATCGGCATCCGCTATTTCTTTCCTGACTTGAGCCAGTCTCAAATCTTGCTCTGCTTTCAGCCTGTCAGGTGTATTTCCTGCCTCTGCAACCTTTTTCTGTGCATCTGCTACAGCGGCATCTGCATCGGCAACGGCCTTCTTAAGCGCTGATGGTTGCAGAGCCGCAGTCCTGCGCTCTTGCCGAACATCAGAAATCCCTTTGTACCACTCTGAACCAAAACCAGAGGCTACGCCAAGAAACTCCATCATCTCCGCTGCACCTTTTGGATTTGTCTCGGAGATCGTCAGGATGTTCTGAAATGCACGCTTCTGGTTTGGGTCTGTCTCGGCATCAATACGTTCTTGAAGGATCGTCTTGGCTGTTTCTGGATTTGACTCAAGGGCCAGCAGCACCTGTGATGTGAAACGCTTGGATGAAGCCAGCTTCTCAGCGCCCATGTTCTCGCCGATTAGCTTCAAGGCATCAAACTGCTGCTTGTTTGCGCCGACCAGTAGTGGCTGCAGTTCCTCAATCCTGCGCTCGGCAGGTGGCTTTGCGAAGAAGGCATTCAGGCCAGATTGATACTGTTGCTGCTGTGCTTGGGCTGCTTGTAGTTGCTGCATCTCAAAGGCACGCTTCTGCCTTGCTGCATTAATTTCTTCTAGGCCAGCGCCAAGTTTAAAACCACCGAGTGCAGCCTCAAACGGGCTTTGCACATCGACTGCGTAGTTGATCGGGGCTTGGAATGGATTGATGGTGGCCATGCTCTATTCCTTAAAAACCGAAGCCCATGCCAGCCTTGCCGCCTGCACCGTACTGAAAGCCAAGAATCTGAGCAGGCAAGTTGAACAGGCCGCTGAATGCCTTGGCCTCGGCCAGCTCGCCACCAGCACGGGCTGCGCCCTGCTGAGCCAGCAGGTTGGCCACATTGGTTCCGGTCTCCATACCAGCAGCGCCGACACCAGCAGCAGACCGCTGGCCCAATTGCGTCATGTCGCCCAGACGTCCGTATTGCTGCTCGATGAGGCTGGACAGGAGCTGTGGCCGGAACTCGCTCAGTGCTGCCTGGATGTTGCCACCACGCAGGCCACCAGTGGCCGAAGCACGCTGCAACAGGGCTTCCTCGCCTTGCTGGGTTAGTGCTTGGAAAGTCTCGCCACCTCGGATGCGCTCAATGGCTGCCTGCTCTGCCTCTGGACCTTGTAGGCCAAGCAAGGCCTGCTGTTGCTGGAGCGCAGGTAGACCTGCCTCTGTGTAAGGTTTGAGCAAGGCTTGCAGGGCATCAAACTGCCTGCGCTGCTCTGCTACGCCAGCCTCTGCTGCGCCTGCTTGAATACCTGCGGCCTCGCCTGCTGCATCGGCCTGCATCATGCCGCCGAGCAGTTGAGTGCCTCCAACGATTAAGCCAGTTACTGGATCAGGCATGGCTGAACTCCTTCATGTAGTCTTCGAGCGTCTCGCCATACAGTCCCATGACTTGAGACGCCGCTTCTGTAGCACGCTGTGTGCCGTGGCACAGCGCCACAGCGATCAGCACAACGTCATAGTATCCGGCACGCCAGACGAATGATCGCGCATCGGCCTTGCCTGCTCGCTCGGCCTGGTCAGATGCCTGCCATTTGAGAATCATTGAGGCAACGATGGGAGAGAGTGTTGGTGCGTTTGCCTGCCAGAATGCGTTCTGGCCCATGCCAACCAGGCTGTTCCAGATCACCGCATTTAGGTCTTCGCGCTCGACTGGATCACCATCGGCCACATCGTCAAAGACCTGAATGGCACCATAGAGCATGAGCAGCCACTCGACGGCTGGCGCAGGAAGCGCAAGAGACCTTTGCAGGTTCTCCTTCAGCCAATCGACACCAGTCATGCGCAGCTCCTCTTCAGGGTGAGCTGCTGGCGGCTCGATAGGCTCAGCGACTGCATTTTCCCACATTTCGACATCTCGTCAATCTTCTTCGTCTTCGCGCTCTTCCCAGGCCTGGCAGACCCGCAGATCGTGGCAGATGAACTCCAGCTTTTCGCAGTAGCCCCTGAAACCAGCGTCGGTGTCCCACTCATTGCGCGGGATGCGCTCCATCTTGAGCTGCATCTCGACCGAGTTGTCGTAATACTCGCAGTTCGAGCAGCGCCGCCGACGGGCCTCTTTCTCATCGCACTGCATGGCCTTGCCGACTGCAACCCAGAAAGTCTTGTTGGCTGTCGGCTCGTTGCTTGGGTTCTCAGGTCCGAGCATCCAGTCGTCGATGGCGACCTGGGTGTTCTTTTTGTTCTCGGCTGTGGTCAGGAACTCTTCCTCATAGGGAATGCCGCCAAACCCAGAAATCATCATCTTCGGCATCTTTGCGTAGTCCATGTCTTACTCCTATCAGGTGATCTCGCGGCCAGATGCGCGGATTGTCAACGATGTGGCTGCGCTTGCAACGGTGGAGATGAAGCCACTAGGCTCCAAGGCCTGGCCCACCAGCTCGGGAAAAGTGTAGGTCTCGTCTGGTGCGATGGCACGGGTGTCCACAATCAAATTGCTCGCGCCTGCGCTGCCGCCACTGGTCACCAAGTTGACGCTGATGGTCATGTTGCCTGCGCTGGTGTTGGTGGCCGTGAATTTGTCGATGATGGTCTTGCAGTTCGTCGCCGTGTACTGCGTTGTCTGGCTGTTCTCGGCCTGCTTGGCAGGAATCAGCACCTTGATGGTTACGGTCATGTCATGCTCCTTATGTGGCTTCAGCACCGCTGGCCGTGATTGTCAGGCCTGTCGATGCTGCTTGAACTTGGATGGTTTCGGCTGCGTTCATAACCTGCACGCCGTTGTACTGCAGGGCATTGTTGGCCGGTACAGACACATCGTATAGGAAGGCGTTTGTCGTGCCTGCCGTGCCAGCAGAAGGCACCAGAAACACCCGCACATTGATGGCCGCTGCCGTGGTGTTGGCAATACTGAACTCTTTGAGCAGCGTGCGAGTGCTGGCTGGGACCGTGTAAAGCGTGGTCACGCCAGTGGTGATCGCAGCCTGGCCCAGCTTGGTTGGGGTGATTACATCGAAAGCCATGTGAGCACCAAGTTAGATTTGACAAATGCAGGTAAGGCGGCTGACGTCAATGGCCCACTCTCCCAGCGTTGCTGGACGCCATCGTAAATGAGGACGTCGCCGGTTGCCGGTGTTGGAGCGTAGACGTCTGAAAGTTGGCCGACCAGCGGCTCAGCTTGAACCCTGACAAATACGGAGCCAGATCCTCCAGACCCAGCATTGACCACCGCAGCCACCACCACATGAGGGATTGGGGCTTGTGGCAGATTCTTTGTCAGGCCACCAGCAAACGATGGGTTGTAGTACAGGATGTCGCCATCTGCCCAGACTTCGCCATAAGGCGTGCCTGTGGTGTTGAATCCTCGCACCAGACCGAAACTGGAGACCAAGCCGAAGTCGTTCAGCACAATGGCCTCTGCCGCCACGCCCATGACAAGCTGGCCATTGGTCAAGCCGGTCGATGGTTTGCCCTTGAGCACGCCAGACGAGCCTACAGCGCCATCGAACATCACCAGTTGCCCCTTGGCAATGTTGGCCGAGGCCTTGATGTAGTAGTACTGCGACTCGCCAATGGACTGGTTGACGTTTGGCGTCATGTCCAGGTTGAGCGTGTAGCCACCATTCCAGTGCAACCTGCCGACCTTCGTGGCCGGATCAGGTGCATTGGTATTGAAGTCGATGTAGTCGGTGGTGACCGAGTTGTTGTGCTGCTCTACTGGCGCAAGAGCCAGCAGGTTGAGCACTTGGGCCAGCCTTGGAATCGCGTCCAGTGCCTGCTGAATCTTGGCGTTCAGAACTGCATCTTCAACGGCTGTGTCTTGCGCCAGTGCTGCAATCTGGGCCAGAGCCTCGTTGGCCGTGGCTGCCGCTGTGTCGGCCTGGTACTCGAAGTCGGTGCCAACAATGGCCTGCAGCTCGTCCACAGCAGCAAACAGCAGCTCGAACTGCCTGATCTGCTGCTGGTCGGTCAGAAACTGCGCGAGCTGGTCGCGTGTCAGGTTCAGCCTGCGGGAGACGGGTGCGGTTGCCATCAGTACGCCAATGCCTCGATCTGGGCCTCAAGCCTTGCAAACGACACATGGGCATCGCTGTCGCCACGAAAGCGCTGGATGCGCCAGTTGCGCATGTGTCCCTGCTGGAACCAAGCCAGGCGCTTGGCGGTGTTGCCAATGGTGCCGACGCTGATGCTGCGGTCCTGGCTCCAGGACAGGCCGTTGACGCTGTAGCTGGTGCTGATTTGCGGGTTCTTGCCCAGCGCCACGCTGCCGGTCAATGCGACCAGCTCAAGGCGGTTAAAGATCGCGCCGTTGCCCTCGTTGTAAACGATGAGCGTGCCGAACTCCCAGCGCACCTGCTGTCCCCAGTGGTGGCCGGTGTCCTGCACCAGATAGCCGATGTTGCTGCTTTGCGGATCGCCTACCAGCCACTTGTCATAGACCCAGACCAGATTGCGTGCGCGGTATTGAGCAAAGCCGACCACAGCCGTGGTCAGAGTGAACCAGACGGGCTGCTCAAGCGCCTCGCTGGCCGAGGCATCGTATACCACCGTGCGGTCTGGCAGGTGAACGTAGAGGTGTTGGTGCGCCTTGTCGTTGCGTGCCTCCAGCTTAACCTTGACCAGTTGCGCCTCGGTGTACTGCAGTAGCAGGGTGTCGATCTCCTGCGTGCTGATTTTCTGGGTGGTTGCTGCTGCGCCAAGATAAATGCCTGGCGCTTCGTTGCGGCCACCGCCCAAGAATGCGATGCGCTCCAGATAGGTGCAGCAAGCGTGCGTGCCAATCACACCTTTTTGAACTTGTGCGCCGTCAATCCGCTGAAAAGGAAACAGTGCGCCGCCCACGTTGTCAAACACCTCTTGCGTGTTGCTATTGAGGGCATAGACCTCGTTGCGCAGCTTGATGAGTGCCACCACAGGGTCTGGATCAACCTCGGAGCTGCCGTACTTCAGCGGGTTGACCTGCATCGGGTCTGACAGCTCAGTGACGACCAAATTGGCACCGTCGGTGGTCATGAAGAAGCCATCCACCCATACCACATCAAGCACCACGCCAAGGTCTGGGTCTGTGACTTGCCGCAAGATGGGAGCTGTTGGGTTCCAGACCGATGTCGCTGTTGTGTTGACCGGAATCCAGTAGTACAGGCGGCCACCGGACGCAATGGCCAGCACATCGAAGCTGTAGTCCATCGTCACCAGCTCTGTGGTTGGCCCACCAACATCGCCCAGCACAGTCACAGTGCCATTGCTGGCCACGGTCACCAGCTTGGTGCCCATGACACGATAGCAGACGCCGTTCCAGTTGATGCCGCCACGGTCAACGCCTGGGCCTGTGCCGTTGGCCACGATGCCGTCGCCAGGCCGCAGAAAGCCATTGCTGATGCCAGACGCCTTTGGCACCGGCACCATGTTCACAGGGTATGCGGTGCGCAGTTCTGGCGTGTTGTCAGCGTAGATGCCGGAGAGGATTGGAACTTGCATTTAAGCCGCCATTTGATTTTGCTTTTGCCAGTAGCCACGGGGCAGACGATTTGCGTTTTGTTGCGCCATTGTGGCCCATCGCACATTGCCTGGCTCATAGTGGCCAAGAGGATCAATGCGGTCAAGCGTCATGCCTTCAGGCCTAACGCCAATGCAATCAATTAGTTGCTGCAATGAAACAAATCTGAATTCCACTTCGGCATAACATGCGTGGTGTTTTGCGCCAGCCAGGCTGCGCTGTCTTGCCTTGTAGTAGCTTGCGCGTGTCCTTGACAAGGCTGGGTCATTTTTCACGCCAGTGCCTTTGCGCGGGTGGTCTCGTCCATCGAACCGCAGCCTGTTATGGCACGGTTTACAGATCAAAGGCTTTCCTTCTTTCTGCAATTTCGATAGGACATCAGATCGAACCATTCTCTTTTCCTCGCAGTTTGGACACCGCACCTCATACTTTAGAAGTCCATTTGGCATACATTGCTCCTTTGGAACACTGTAGCACCATTTTGGATTGTTTACCACTTCACGCGATTACTCCAATATGCAGCACTCATCTTGCCCTTGGCAATGTTGGCAGCGTGCCTGGCCTTGAAAGACTCGCGCCGAGCCTTGTCGGCATTGGACTCGCCTTCCTTCTTTGGGCTGCCTGAGACGCCCTGCTGGCCGAAGCGAATGGTCTTCACTTGGTCGCCGACCTTGGCCACGACAACGTGGCTTTTGGTCGGGTGCGATGGCGTGCGCTTGGGCTTGTTGTAGCCCTCCACTCCAACGCGAGCCAGGCGGCTGTCTTTCGTGGCCATGTCAGGCCACCCGATACCAAGAATTCGTGGCCTGGTAGTAGCGCATCGTGAAGAAGGCATTAGCGGCCAGCGTGGTCGGTGCGCCAAAGGATGCCGCCGCACCATTCAAGGCCAGCGTGAAGCTGGTGATGATCTGGGTGGTGGTCACCAGCACCTGGGTGCCATCAGGCACGCCAGTATTCAGCGGCAGCGTGACCGTGCCAGCGGCCAAGGTGCCAGCAGGCTGGATCAGCATCCACTGCTGCTCGGTGGTTGGCGTCGGAACCGTGATGTTGAATCCGGTCCCAGGCGTGTACAGATTGGTGGATACCGTCGGGGCTGCAAACGTCTGCTGGAAATACTGCAGGAGCTGCGTGACCGAGACCCTGCGTGCGTCGCCGTTGTTCGGCACGTAGATCGGGAACTGGTCTCCACCAGATAACTGCGTGAGTGGTGAAAGTTGATTGATCGTTGGCATGGCTGGTTGTCCTCAGTTGTATTCGAGTGGCCCGTCCTGGCCTGCCAGGAGTGGATCGACGGGTTGGCGCAAGAACGGATCGTCGTAGACGCGCCAGGGCTTGTTGCCTGCACCGGATGGCATGGTCCCAGGCATCTGCTGCTCCATCGGCATGGCCGCACGGGACAGGAGCGTGTTGTAGGACTCCTTGGCCGTGGCCTTGGTGTCTGGCATCACCTGCTTGCCGTAGCTCGGGGCCAGCTTGATGGCCAAGTTGGTGTAGATGGCCTCGTTGGAGCTGTCCGGCACGTTGGTCTGCTCGTCAAGGTCGCTGTCCTGTGGGCTTGATGGCAGCGGGTAAGCCAGCCGGATGCCCAGAGCATTCCATGCGGCCATCATGGTGTCAAGCCTGCGCAGTGCTGACTGCATCTGCTCTGGGCCGAGGTCGAAGGCGTAGGAGGCCAAGCCGATCTCGTCGAAGGCTTGCTCGATGAATTGGCGCTTGGTCCATCCCATGTCATTCTCCCGTTTGCTCGGACAGCCGATCTTGGATCAATTGTCCCAGCTTTTTGTCCCTTGTGCGACCATCAAATCGGATGCCGAGTTCTGTGGCCTTGGCCTCCAGCTCTTCACGGGTTGGCGGTGCATCGTCTTCGATCTGCTTCGGCTCAGGCTCTGCCACCGGCACAACTGCTGCGGCAGCGGCTTTGGCCTTGGCCTGCTCGCGCCAGTCCAGCGGCCTGGCTGGCTTTTTCTTTTTGACGGGCTTGATCGCCCACTTTGGCCTGGGCTTGGTCGGAGGAAATGCGCTGTCGCCTGCCGCCTCGATGGCCTCTGCAGCCGACAAAAACCAGCCATCGGCCAGCTTCTCGTCCAGTTCTTCCTGGCTTTGTACGCTGGCAAAGCCGTAGCTTTTCCCGTTTGGCTTTTGGTAGATGCCTGGGCTTTTGTAGACCAATGAGGGGAACACGCTCATTTCTTTGCCTTTGCTGTCTTGGCCGACGCCACGAATGCGGCCTTGGTCGGTGCGCCCTTTGTGCCAGGCTTGCGCATGCGCTCAGGCGTCTTGCCTGCGGCCTTCTGGCGCTCGATGCGCTCGCGCTTGGCGTGAATGTTGGCGTAGAGACCCTGCTTCACTTCTTGGCCTTTGCAGGTGCTTTGCTGGGCTTGCCAGCCTTCATTGCAGCCTTGCGTGCAGTGGACAGGGCCACGGCCACGGCCTGCTTCTGAGGCATGCCAGACTTCATCTCCTTGGAGATGTTCTTGCTGATGGACTTCTGCGAATAACCCTTGGTCAACGGCATGATGCGCTCCTTGAAATGTGGAAAGAAGAAGGGGCCGAAGCCCCTTCCTCTCTAGCTCAGCTTAGGGCTGATTGAACAACAAGACGCCGGACATTTCAGGCTGCTTGTTGACCACGCCGAACAGGGTGTCGAGGCGGTACTTGATCACCATGCTGTCGATGTCGTAGAACTTCTGCATCACCAGCTCGACGCCCTGGTCGGTGGTGGCACGCATCACTGCGGTGCCAGCATCGGACGGGACGGCATAGCGGCCAGGCAAGATTTCCAGAGCATCGCGCTGCCAGAACACGTTGATCGCCGAAGCGCCAGTGTTCAGCCAGTTCAGCGGTGCAGCGGCAGAAGCGGCAACCAGTTGCACGTTCTTGTACTGCAGCTCTGCATCGGTGGCCGGTGCGGTGGCCGCGATGATCGGAGGGCTGATCACCATCGTGGTGCTGTTGGTCACGCTGATGACTCGGAAGGTCTTCAGGCGGCCAGTGGACACTTTGGTGATGTGATGCACTGCCTCGATGCCGTCAATGGTGAAGCAATCGCCAGCAACCACGCCGACCGTGTTGTTCACGACGACAGACTGGTAGCGGTTGTCCACGTTGATCTGGCCGCCGACAGCGGTCGAGGTGGCCTGCGGCACGTACTGAGCCTGGGCACCAGTGGTGTCGATGGTGGTCGTGCCACCACCGGCCACAGCGATGCGGTTGGCGTAGTCGAACTTGTAGGTGTCGAAGCCAGCGACCATACCGACGAAGCTGCGCTCGTAAGCACGATCCGACTTCTGGTTTCCAAACGAACGCGAAGCCTGGGACAGATTACCGGCCAGACCGTTGTAGTCACGGCTGGACAGGCCCAGGAAACGGTCGTAGTCAGGCACGCCCTGCTCGTTCATGATGGTGTCGCACAGGGCGACGTCATCGTAGTCACCGGCAGCGGTGGACACAGGAACAACCAGCGTGCCTTGGGCAGCCGCCACGTTCATGATCGCCACGTTGATGTCGGAGGCCAGCTTCTGCTTGGCAGACTCGCCCAGACGACCTTCTTGCAGCGCATCGCGCAGGTCGAGGGTGGTCATGGTCCAGGGCACGGTCTGGCTGAAACCCAGAGTTGCAGGAACAGCCAACTGGGTCATGTTCTGATACGTCACGGGAGTGCCAGGAGTGCTGTTCTGGGACTGCGCGATGTAAGGCTGCGGACGCCAGATGGTGTCGTTGGTACGAGCCATCATCGTCTGGTCGGTGTTGTAGATGTTCACGTGACGCGACAGCACCAGCAGGTCTTGGAAACCTTCGAGGATGTCTTCAAACGCAACGCGCTCTTCTTTCGAGAAACTATTGGACATGGTTAACTCCTAAAAAATGTCATTTTGAAGCTGCACGCTTTTGCGCCTTGTACTTGATGACCTTTGTCATGTTGCCAGTACGAGCCGCTTCTTCTCGCAGCCGTTCAAGGGTTGAGTCCACCGCCCCAGATACTCGGCCAGTTCCTGACACTATTCTCTCGGGTGGCGGGGCTGCCTTACGGTTGGTAACTTTCAATTCTTTCTCCAGTTTCGCTACCGCAAAGGCAAACTTCACGGGGTCTTTGATGTCGGACAACTCCTTGGCCTTCTTCGGATTCTTGCCGAGTGCGTAAATGACGAGCGCAGGGTTATCTGCACCTTGAAGCACCACGCCCTGCTGGGTGATGTTGAAGAGTTCCTGGGCCACGGCCTCGGCATCCTCAAAATCTTTGACTCGCAGCTCGGCTTTCGCCCTGCCGTAGCCATCCAGCTTTGCCTTCCACGCCTTCTGCTGATTCATAACTTCAGCTTCCTGCGCAGCCTGCATCTCATCGGCTTTTCGCTTGCGCTCAAACCAACCAGCCAGTGCCTCCTCGAATTTGTCAGCGTCGTAGTCGTGATCTTCCAGCTTCGGCTTTGGTCCCAGCACGACCGGCTTGGTCTCAGTCTGTGCGGTTGTCTGCAGCTTGCTATGTAGCTCGCGGTTTTGACGTTGCAATTCTCGGTTCGTCTTACGCAGCTCGCGCACCCATTCAGGCGCGTGAGTCTGTTCTTCGGGAGGTGGCGCTTCCTCACCAATGGAGACAATCACCTCGTCCGATTCGCCCTCGCCATCTTCGGCATTCTGTCCATCGCCCTGGTCACCAGTGGATTGATACTCGCTGGTTTCTTGCTCAGAGCCTTGGCCTTCGTCCTCAATAACTACGGTTTCGTCGTCTTGGCTTTCATCTCCTGATACTGCCTTTTTACTCATTCTCTGACCCCATCAAACTCACCCATTGACACGGCTGGGTGGATGCCGTTTATCACATTCTCGCGCTTTTTCATTTACCTGACAACAGGCTGAATGATCTGGCCACGCAGAATCTCCTGCACGGCCTCTGCATTTGTGAGCGCCATGTTCTGGGCTGTCTCGTCAACCTTGCCGAGCGTCTCGAGCGTCTTGGCTCGGCTGAGTTCTGCGTCGGCCACGGTCTTGACGGTGTTGGCACGGGCCT